CCCGCCGCAATCTATCACGGTTGAGATACTCGGCAAGGTGCAGAATATCGGCGGGCTTATCGAGAATGGACAGACGTTTGTGCGATTAACGGATTTGGCGGCGGCTTTGGGATTTGTCGCCAGTTGGGACGAGGGGCGGAAAATGCCTGTTGTTGCCGTTGCTGTTGCCGACAAAGAAAGCGGGCGAACGGAGTTCGCCCCTACGGGGAAATTCACGGCGGACGAAATTCGATTGCTCGAGACCATCGTACACTGGGAAGCTCGTGGCGAGGACGAAAAGGGGCAGGTTTTGGTTGCGAACGTGGTTCTCAACCGCTTGCGGAATAATCCAACCGCTACCCTGCACGACATCGTTTTTCAACCTGGTGCGTTTTCGCCCACCGTCAAGCCCGATTTTAATCAAGCCCAGCCCTCCGCTACCACAAAATCCGCCGTAAAGCAAGCCTTGGACGGCGTGGATTATTCGCAGGGTGCTACTTTTTTTCATGCTCTATCATCGATTTCGCCCAACGTCTGGCATGAGAAAGCTGTTAAGTCGGGGACTTTGGCGAAAGTCTTTGACCATGGCGGGCATCGGTTTTATAAATTGGTATGATTTTTTGATGAAAAAGCCCTCGGTTTCGGGGGCTTTTTTATTTTGATTTTTTTGGAGGGAGGTGCTATAATGGGAAAGGCTAGTAGCAATGCACTAAGGGGCGGCGGCAGGGCTAGGAGTGCCGAAAACCGTATTGCAAAAGACAAAGATTTTGAGAATTTTGCGGTTTTCGATGGCGAAAATAGGCTTATTAGGGGCTTGAAAGGCGGTCAAGGTAGCGTAGATTTGAAAAATTTGACCCCCGAGGAGCGTGAACGTGCAAAGGGCGGAATAGCCGTCCACAACCACCCGTCTGGCGTGGCGTTTAATTTAACATCGTTCTCGAGAACGGATTTGGTAACGGCTTATGAGTTGAAACTGGCGGAAATACGAGTTGCGGCTGGGACTTTTCGGGCTTCGTTTAAGTGGAGTGATACGGCTACCAAGGCGGATGTTCAAGGGCTGGGGGCGGTTTTGGATAGGCTGAGTGCTGAACATCAGGCACGGATTTCTAATAGGGGCATTTTGGAGAGTTTGAGTGCTGATAGGAGACAGGCGTTGAGTAGACGTAACCGAGAAGGGATACAGCGATTTTTTAACAAAACGAGAATTTCTCGAAGCCAAGAATATGCTAGGCTGATCAATGCGACTTTGACCCAGAACGCTAGAAAATACAACTACACATTCACTCACAGGAATATTTAGGACGGAGCGGGTAGAAAATGACGGATTTGAGCAATTCGATTCACGAGGACCTTGTTCAGTATAATTTTGCCGAAGAATTGCAACTTACGGCGGACGTGCTTGTTCAGGACGGCATTATGGAGATGGGTGTCAACAAAGAAAATACAATAAAGCTGATTATTGAATGGCACAAGTGGTATCAAGCATTAGAGAATCTCGATGCGGCGGCACAGCGTGGCGAACTTAAAGGCAATTTTGATGAAATGATTGAACGGTACTGGGATTATTGCGAGGGGTATGAAAACGGGCTTACTTTTGAGTATGAAACCAGCCCTCGATACATCAACCGCCTTATGAAAGTCTTGAAACGCATGGAAAAGGTGTATAAAAAGAACCCGCACGATGATATGTTTAAGCCTGGTCCGATTGGGTTTGACGGGTTGTTGGATGAGTAATCAGCTATGTCAGCAGTAATAGATTTCCGCGTTTATAGATTCTAGATGTTCTCGGCTATCCTGGTGTTTTTCTACGGTTTTTCGCACTTCTGCAATCATTGCCGATATGTCGTTTCGACAGGCGGGGCAGATAAAATTTCCCTCCAGGCTAGGCAGGGCATCGAATTTTATCTCAAAAGTTATTTGTTTGCATTTTGGGCAGGGAAATTCTACTTGTTGCGGACGGTCTAATAATTTCATTTGTAGCACCTCGTTTTGAGTTTTTGTTTTATTATATCATAAAAGGCGTGAAATTAAAATGCCTTGCTTAAAAGCCCCCGTTTGGGGGCTTTTAATGCCAAATCAATGCCACGTGATTGGTTTTGGTGTAGAGAGCGGTTGAGTTTGTATGTGTTTTGGATTTTATGCTTATTCATCACAGACGTATCTATCAAACTTTCGAGCCTTTCTCCGAAAAGCCCAAGCCCACCGTCTGCCCTTTGCAAATTTTTTTTGTTTCATTCTTGACACCGCCCATTCTTTTATGATATACTAATAATCAGTTCAAGAATTTTGACGATATAAAAAACCGAGCCAAACGCATAACAGCCAATTTTAAAGAGTTTTTCAGACTTGTCCACGGTACTGAAAGGCTCTTTTGCTTTGCTCGATTTCCTACGATACAGGGCTGTCTTGTGCCTTTTCCGCATTTCCCCACCCCCTTTCCAAAATCAAAAAGCAACCTATCGAAAAATTCGATAGGTTGCCAAAATCCGCCTACAAATTAAATTTCAGACGATTAAACCCAAAATTATCTCCGTCCAAAACCTCAACTGGCGGCATCACAGGAGCAAAAACATCTACCCCTTTTTTAAAACCAACACCCCACTAGTATCAAGCAACTTCCCATCCAAAATCATAGTACACTTATTCTTGACCTGGTTATCGTTAGGGTCTTCCCAATGCGTAATCGTAAGCCCCATATTCGTGTTAATCGCATAATCCGAGGGCTTCATATAAATACAAAACGCCTCGCCAACATTCGCATCGCCAAACGCTGGCAACAAATCATCCTCGACAATCTCAATCAATCGACCGCCAAACCGATAGGTTTCAGCCCCATCAATGCCATAATTCACACGCCCAATCGGCTGACCATTCGCATCCACCAGCCCATCAATAAACGCATCAAAAGTCCCCTGTGCCATAATAAAAACGCCGTCCCTATACGCTTTTTTCATTTTAGCAAACACTTTCGACTTCCAATCCGAAAAACTAGCCACCTCGGCAGCCGTCATCTCAATCTTATTATCCTCGGCAACTCGCTCATCATTGAGAATCCCTTTCATCTGCCCAACGCCGGACCCACGAATAATAGCTTTCTCAATAGCCACAACCATAGCCTCGACAGCCAGCGGCACAAACTGGCGGCGGAACTCCTCAATCGTAACCACGCTAACCAGCAAACTTTGGGCAATCCGACATTCCAAGCCATGATAGCCAAAATTAACGGTACTAGTAGCCTGTATGCTTTGACTATCCGATGGTTTCGTCTCGGTAATCCAAGCCGCCGTTGGTTTCAAACTCAATATCGGAAAATCCACACCGCCCTGGATATTCAATTTACGCACCTGTGCAAACAGATTCCCATAAACGCTCGCCTGTTTAATTATCTCATTCGCAATCGTTGTGGGAATAACAGCACTCGCATCGCTGGTGGTTGTAAAAGCGTTCCGCTGCTCCATTGGAATTTTCACGCCACGACAGACAAACTCCATGAAATGTTTAGTGTATTCGTCCTCCGAAACATCTCGGCGTTCGGGTGTTTGCGGGCGGATAATATCCGCCCCTACGGAAAATTCCGCAACAGGCACTTGCGGCTGTTCAGCAATACTAGAAAGCACCCTTTGACGGCGTTCCTGCTCCGCCAAAATAATAGAACGCCTCTCCACCAATTCAGCCGTCTCTTTCTCCAAAGCCGCCAAATCCCCAGTCTCCAACTCTGACCGTATTGCGGTCAATCTCTCATCAATCTGTGTAATCGTCATTTTTATGACCTCCATTTTCTAGCCTATAATATAGGCAAAGGTTTCTTAATAATCGTAGTTATAGCCGTCTTCAAAGCATTGCGGCGGTTTTTATCACTATCACGCTGTGCAACAATACTAGTCTGATTATTAGCAGGCAAACTAACAGCCGAAACCTCATAAACCTTTTTAATCCGCTTAACCGTCTGAATATTGGTATTATCGCCACTAGCCACATGGTCAACCTCCGCCATGGTAAACCCCCACGACATCTGCCGAATCAGCCCAGCCGCAATATCCTCATAAATCTCACGTGCATATTTGCTCTTAGACAAATCCGCCCACACACGCAACCCACGCTCATCAGCACGTATCTCAAGCGTCCCATTATCACAACGAGCAAGCACTCGCCCCTCGTGATTATAAAGCATAATCACATCAGAAAAATCCACGCCGTCAAATGCCGTGCGAGTGATGTGTTCGTAAGTCTTGCGAGTGCCGAAATCATGCAATAAATAAGGCTCAAACAAAGTCGCATAGCCAACCACCGAAAAATTTTCAGTAGTTGCATTTTCTGCAACATCTGTCTCAATGCTAAAACTCCTGTATTCTACATCGTTCTTCACATAATCACCCCCTTTCTGTCAAGATTAAGTCGGCGTTTCCGTGAGCTCCACGCCCAACAACTCCGCAGGAATGTAATCCCGCCGAACAATCCTAGAATCCCCACCCTCCAAGGGTTTCAACCCCCAAACCGCCCGTGCCTCGTTGGGCGTGATAATCCCACGGTCAACTAAACTCGTACTAAACTCCAACTTAGTCTTATCACTAGCCGTCAATAAATTATTATTAGTAATAACAATCCGATTGCCAGCCGCAACCTCCGCCGCCGAAAACGTCATATTCGTTAAAACCAAACCCAGCCGCATAGCAAAAGGCTCAATCTTCCCTTGATAAAACGCATTATAATCATCGCCAGAAAACTTATTTTGCAGCATATTCTCGCTAACGCCAAAATAATTATAAATATTCTGATGTATCAGCTGTAATTGCGCCGTGTCAACGGTATAAGGAGTGCTATTTATAGGCACAAAATCGGCAAAAGTATTATCATAAACAATCAGCCCGCTCTTGTTATCCGCCGTCAAGTTGCTTTCGGCAAACGCATCACGCGCACGCTTGATAACCTTATCGTCAAATTTATTAGCCACTTTAGCCAAAAACCGCACAGTTGCCGAGTTCTTCACAGCCGTTTCAATAGACGAGTTATGCGTTTCAATGAGTTTAAGCGTATGTTCCAAGGCTCGATTATCCGCCCCAAAATAGTCATTCTCATATTGAAACTGTGTCAAATGCCCTATTTTAGCATATTCCAAAACGCTAACTCGACCGTCATTATCGGTCATCTGCACATACAACCGCCCATTATCACGGATAATCTGCAAACTAGACGGCAAAACCTGCCGATAACCAACAACACGCTCGCCCCATTCGTCAAAGTCCACCACAGGCACAATAAAGGCGTTATTCTGCATTAAATAAGCAGTAGCCAGCCGATACAAAAATTTCGCACTGTCCGTATCTGCGTTCGGTCGAAACTCCAACGCACCACGCAAATCCTCACGAAAATCAGTGCTTGACGAAAAAAACTCCATTTTTAGCTTGCTAACAGCATTCGCAAAGACATGAATAGCCGCACGTGTCAACTCCATTTCATAAAGCCCCGCATTTTTCGTGGAAAACACAGGGCTGTAGCCGTTTACGTACTCAAAATATTTGTAAATTTCGGCAGTCCGAGCCGTCTTCCGCTTAAACAAATCCAGTAAATTCATGTTATCAGCAACCTTTTGTATTTGGTCTCTTTGCTGTATCGTTCAGCAATTTCAGGCAAATCCAATTTTAACGCCTTGCCGTCAATGCGGTTTTGCGTGGTCTCTTTGTACGTGATTTTGTAAATGTCAACCACAAGCAAATCCACCGACCGCCGCTCCATTTCTGCCTTTAACTTGGTTTCAGCCGCCGCCAGCAGTTCGCTGTATTTCTCCACCTGCCGCTTTTGCCGCTTTATTTCGTTGATTGTTGCTGTTATTTCAGCTTTTGTCATGTTGTCCTCCTTTATAAATGATAAAAAATGCGGGCGAATGGAATTCGCCCCTACGAAAAAAATGCCTCCCGCAAACGTAGGGGCGGATATTATCCGCCCGTGGGTCAAAAAACCGCCATGACCCACCACCATAAACGATTGCGGGCGGATTCTATCCGCCCCTACAAAAAAATCGCAAACCGCAAACGTAGGGGCGAATTCCATTCGCCCGTGGGGTCAAAAAATCGCCAAGAGGGGTGCAAATTTTCGATGATTGCGGGCGAACAGAGCGGGCGGGCAGACCCCGCCCCTACGGCAAATTCTCCAAAAACCACCCAATTTCCCCAAAATACTTCTGCCGCACGGTCATAGCACAAATGACAGAAACAAAACCATCAATCTTAGCCCTCTGCTCCATCTTAACAGGCTTGACACGCCGACTTTCGGTATTCTGCTTTAACGCCACATTCAAAAAATGGGCGGCGAGTAAATTATTCCCACCGCCAATCCCAAACCGCCCCTCACGGATAAACCCCTCAAACTCCTTAATCACAGGCGACAAATTTTCCCCTTGATGTACATCGTCCACATGAAACCCAGCCGCCGCCAAATCGTCAATCAGATAAGCCGCCATATTCCTATCATATCCAACTTTCAGCAAGCGAATCCGATACTCACGCTCCAGCCACAAAAACCACTCCAAAACGTCCTTATAATCAATCTTATGAGTGCCGCTCACACGCAAAAATCCCTGCTGACGATAAATATCATAAGGCACGCCATCGCGCGTCTGCAATTCCAAAAGCCGCTCGCCAGGAATAAAAAACTGGACGAATCCGTAAAGGATACCGTCCATCTCCAACACCGCCGATGCCGCCGTCAAGTCCGTGTACTGGCTCAAATCAATCCCACCAACGCCATATTTTTCCCTAAAATCCGCCAATTCTCGCCCTTTGCCAATCTCCAAACACTGCTGCACCAGCTCATAATTTATCCAAGCCGTGCTAGAATTTTGCTTGATATTAGCGTGTTTCATCAAAAATTCCACACGTTCGGGCAACGAGTTTTTCGCCACTTTTATGTCATCCAAAAAATTCTCACGAAACACCGAAACGCCCATATTGGGATTGGCTTTCTTCAATTCCTCGACATCATCCCATTTCCCCACATCGTCAATCATGTATAGAAACGGCAGCAGCCTATCCTCGGCAGTAGGGTCTTCAAGCCACCGAGTGGACCGAGTGAACAACTCATCAAAAATGCCGTCATTGACATCGCCAGCGGTCGTAATCGACAAAATCAACGGTTGCCGCCTAGCACCTCGCCCGCTTTTCATAACCTGGTACTGTTTCAATCCAGTAGCCGCAGGCCAGGCAGCCAACTCGTCCGCCACCGTCAGATGCGGATTATAGCCGTCCGCCTTTTTGTAATTAAACGCAATCGGCTTTATTATCGTGTTCGAGTGCGGAATATACAAATCCCCACGCCGCTTTTTCGTCAATTCAAACAGCTCTGGCTCGGCTTGCAACATCTGCAAAAAATTCTCCTCGAAAACAATATTAGCCTGTCCAAGTTTCGGAGCAAGGCAATAAATTTCCGCACCATATTCGTCATCCAAGAACGCCATAGCCGCAATTATCGTACTAGCCAAAATGCTCTTGCCGTTCTTGCGACCAATCAGCACAAACACCTCACGAAAGACACGCCAGCCGTCCGCATCCACCAGCCCGAAAATGCACGAAATCATAGCCTTTTGCCATAATTCCAACGTAATCAAATCCGACCGTCCCTTGCTGTGATGGCACATCGTCTCGATAAAGGCAATAATATTGGCGGCTTTCTTTTCGTCAAAAAAATAAAGCCCCGCATCTAGGCTATTTTCGATGTTCGCATATAAAAGCTGGACGTAGCGCCCAGCTGTTATCTCGCCGCTTGTGATGGCGGCTGTGTATTCTTTTATTGGGTTCAAAAAAACACCCCCTCAAGACCCAAAAGACTGTGCGGACGGAGTCAAGCGTCCCCAAGAGACAAATGCGCGACGTTAAAATGTGCAAGCACCGCCTTTGTTATCGTGGGTTGCATTGCAAAACGGCAAATTTCCAAATACCCCTTATAAGTTTCAGAATCAACATCGTCATCCAGGTCTAAAAGCGTATCGTCCTTGGCTTGCTCGTCTATTATGCCCATCAATTTTTTTTCTGTAATATCGGCTTTTGACAATCCAGCCTCGATTCGGCACTCGATTTCATTTATAAGGTATTCTATAACATTTTTCTGTTTGGAAATAGTTGTAGATTCCTCGTCCGCCAAAATTATATCGTCCAAATCAGGCGGAGACGTTAAGCCGCCGCATTTATAATATCTTTTTTGTTCTTCCATGTTTACACCGCCTTTTATGGTTTGTAGCTTGATTCAAAGGTAAAGCCCAAATCTTGTTGCAATTTGGGGTCTGTTAGAATTTTTTGCGTGTCTCTAACATACCGTTTCGCTTTTTCCAACTCCTTGAACGCTGTTCTTTCACGCCAACGCAATGACTTATATTCTTTGTTTGTCATGTTGGGAATATTCCCTTTTTTAATGTCCTTTTTTATTTCGCTCATATAGCTGCCATCGCTTAATTTATTGCTAATAAGTTGCATTTTACTAGACAAAATCCAAGCGTTTCGGTAGGTAAATCTATCGCTATAATTTATTTTGTCAACCTGCCCACTTTGACTAACCATCTCGCCGCCCTTAGCTTTCATAAAGCCGTCCGAATCAATATCAGACGGACTAAACACAGTCGGCAATTTGGTTGGGTGGTTGTGCAGATTTACCCTGCCCTCCGCCTCTTAAATTTCGTAATCCAATTATACCACATCGGCAACGGAATGAGCAAACGCAAAAAACGCCCTCCACAAACCAAAAAAATCGAAAACCGCCAACAAAAAAATCGCAAACCACAAACGTAGGGGCGAATTCCATTCGCCCGTGGGTCAAAAAACCGCCAAGAGGGGTGCAAATTTTCGATGATTGCGGGCGAACAGAGTTCGCCCCTACAAATCCCTATTCACGTATCGGCCCAGTCCTCAGCCTAGCAGTCTCAGCCCTCTGAGCCCTAGCAATCTCTCGAGCAACAGCAGCTCTATTCGACCTCACTCCAACAACCATCGAAACAATAGCATCCACCCGTCTAGCTCTGGTATTAATAAGCCCGCCAATCGAATAATGCCTAGCAATCTCTTGTATTTCTCTGCCGCTTAGTCCATCAAGCATAGCCCTCGCCCCGTCCCGAGTGGTTGCAGATTCCAACCTATCATAGATAGTCTGCGGGCGTACAACACCGCCGCCACCTGCACCATTCCGACCTTTCAAACTCCCACTACTAGCTTTTCCCATAATTTACTCCTCCTCTTTCCGCTTAGAACTAGGCACAAACAACGGAATAATCTCAAACTCCACGCCCAGTCCGTCCAACATATCCAACTTCCGCTTGCCGCCCTTAACAAAAATCTGACTAGGTTCAAGCAAATCCAAAATCCGCTTAATCTCCGCCACCGCAAGCTCCAAATCCATATTATTATAAGCCAGCGAAAACGCCACAGGCGAACGCTTCGGTACGCCGTCAAACGTCCAGTCCTCAATCTGTCCCTCGCCCCACGACAAAGTCGAAATGACCGTTACATCATTCTCCTGCCAAAACCGCCCCAACCACTGCCGCTTGTACGCATTGTAAACCTTGACAGCCCAAGGCAAATCGGTATACATACTAAAATCAGGCGTACACACCGCACGGAATTTTTGCAAGCCGCTCAAATACTGCTTAGGATTATTCCACAGCCGATTAACATGATAATCATAGCTAAATCCATGCAAAATAGCGTTGCCCCTGTCCTTAATCCGACTCCATTCGGATATGCCGAAATACCTAACGCCGTCCACATCAATCGGCGCACTAGGCATAATTTCGGGTAAATTATAAGCGTTCGCCCCCGAATAATCCGCAATGTGAAAGTTGCTAACTCCCATAAGTTTGTCCATTACAAAATCCTCCTATCAAAAAATCGCAAATCGCTTTCGTAGGGGCGGATATTATCCGCCCGTGGGTCAACAAACCGCCATGACCCACCACCGTAAACGATTGCGGGCGGATTCTATCCGCCCCTACTAATAAAAATAATATTCCAATTTAGCCCGCTGCTCTGCGATGGCACGCCTGTACTCCAAGGCGAACTCGCTAGGCGACTCGTCATCGTACACCGCCAGCGTAATCTCCTTGCTAAAATCGGCACTATTCAAGTGAAAATGCCCATCGTCCGCCAAATCCAACAGCAGTTCGTCCAAATACTCCATCATTCGATGTATCTCGTTCTCATTCAGCAACAGCGTCAAGTTGTATAACTGTCGGCGATTGTCCTCGTCATATATTATCATGGTTAATTGTCAAATCTCCTTTCTGCACACAAAAAACGCCCCCAAAAAGGGCGTGTCTCGCTATTTTCCAGTAACAAAAAATAGCCTACTTATTGGCTATTTTCTGCGGTCTTTTCCAAACGCAAATCTTTTTCAGTCATTTTCCCACCTCTGCCTTTATAGCCTGCTGATATTTAGGGGCAAAACTGTTACTGCCGCCGTCATCGTAAAGCGACAGAGTTATTTCTTTGCTGTAATTCGCATTATTCAAGTGAAAATGCACATCAGACGATTTTCCTTCAAGCAAATCTTCCAAGTAGCCAATCATCTGACTAATCTCCGTTTCTCTAAGCAACAGCGTGATTTCGTTAAGTTGGCGGTCTGCGACTTCGTCAAAAATTATCATGCTAAACCTCCTTTTAAGCTAGTTATGCGGAACATCATAGGGATATAGTTGCTTTTTGTTGGGGTCAACAGCTTTCCATTTGCTCCCCACTAAATGCTCAACGTGCATATGCTGATTGTTATGCGGTTTTGGGCGGTTAATGTCAAATCGGACTCGCCGCAAGCCGTCTTTTGACAAAATAATCTTATCGCCGTATTTATTCCTAATCAACCGAGCCTCTGCACCCAACCAATCTTCCATATGTGTCAATATTTTGCTGATTTTTGGATTACTAGATGCTTTACCCATATTATACCACCTCCTCTCAATTTTTTCAACTAAATTTCCCCACACAAAAAAGCCCCAATCCCACGCAAAAAAGCCCAAAAAGGGCTTTCTTGCGTGAAAGAAAGGTGCTATAATTTGGGAAAAAATAGCTATTTTTTAACTTTCGCAAAGGCTTGTAATTTCGTATCCTTGCGTTTTTCAGGTGGGGCTAAGTCGCTTAACTGTTTGAGAATAGTCGTCAAATTCTTGGTCAAGGCGATGTGCGTCTTAACATTCGGCGACTGACTAACGCCCGACTGCCGCTCGCCGTTCTGATATTCCACGGCACAGCCCTCGGCATCTATCGCCTGTTGCAACTCCGATAATTTAACGGTAGTCCAAGCGGCATTATCAATCAGCGCCCGCACGGTGGCAAGCCTATTCGCATCCACGCCGTCAAATATCCCACACAGCCTATCAAACTCGCCTTTATAATCCATTTATACACCCCCTCTCACACTCCCCACAGAGTAAAATTATAGGCCAGTAACGGTCTACGGTGGGGGACTGGCGGCGATTTTATGGGGGGGATATGCTGCCGTCTGGGTTGGTTATGTAGCGTGCGGTCGGCTTGGCTTTCTTGTGGTGTTGGTTGTGGCAGGTGTGGCAGAGCGGCTCTAGGTTCGTGTGGGCGTAGGCTATGCTGGGGTTCTGTATATTGGTGGGGGTTAAGGGGATGCGGTGGTGGGCTATCTCTGCCACGCCGCCGCATCGGTTGCAGATGTAATTTTTTGAGATTAGGAAACTCTCTCTGCACTGTTGCCAGTTTCGCTTTTTGTAAAAGCTATTCGTCCACTCTTGCATCGTTTGGTTGGAATGTTGAGAATGTCATCTGCTCATAGTCGCCCATGAAAAAGTATTTGCAATCCATGTTTGGGATTGTGATGGCGGCTCCTGAGGGGTGGGTTAGCTCTAGGGTGGCGGGTTGGGTTGCTGGTAGGATTTTTAGGATTTCGTCGTATTGCTGCATTAGGTCGAAGCCCGATGGGTTTATTATGTTTACTCGGGTGTGGGTGAATTCTTTGTTGATGTCTACTCTTTGGCCATCTACCTGTTTGATTGTTACTGTTTTCTTTTTGTTTAGGATTTTAACCTGCATTTTGTTCGCTCCTTTTTTCCTGTTTATCCAGGTATCTTTTTAACATTTTGCGGGCACGGTCTTCCGAGGGATAGCCGAACACTTTTGTGGCTGTGTTGCGCCATGACCTGCCCTGCAAATATCTGTATTCTATTATCAGCCTGATTTTTACGTCAGGGAGCTGTGATAGGTAGTTTTCCATGGCGATTGACAGGCTTTTTAGCCTTGCAAGCCGCATTTCTAGCTTGGATTCTAGTTGTTCGCATTGATAAATTTTGTTTTTGGGCATACCCTCGATTTTTAGTGTGTATTGATTGTATGGGATTGCCCTGCGGCTGTCTTGGACGGTGTCGGCTATTGCCGCTCGCCGCTTGATTTTTGTTAGTTGGGCGTTTATATCGGCTATTTCCCGCTTTAGGAATACAAAATTTTCAAAATCTTTCGCTACCACGAAAATCCCCCTTTTTTTGGGCTGTTTCTTTTGGGTTCACTTGTCCATAGTACCATTTTAACACGTCTAAATCGGACAAAACGGACAAACCCAATTTTTTTTGAAAAAATTTTTGGGTGCAGGTAAATATTGATTTGGGTGCAGGTAGCAACTTTTACCTGCACCCTTTCAAACCGTGATTTTTACTGGCTTTGCGGTGCGTGGGTGCAGGTAGTGCAGGTAAATTTTACATAGGTTTTTCCAAAATAAATAAAATTTTTGCGGAACGGGCGGATAATATCCGCCCCTACGAAAAACAAAACCGCCGAAACCTATCTGTTTTTTACCTGCACTACCTGCACCCATAGCCGAAAAATCCCGTAAATTAGCCAAAAAATCGGGTGCAGGTAATTTCCGCTACCTGCACCCAAAATCAGTTTTACCTGCACCCTTAATTTACCTGCACCCTGTTTAATGTGATTTGACTTACTCCGTGCGTTCGGTTGAACTCCAACCCCACATCATACTCACTTTTCAGCAGATATTCCAGCCGTTTCAGCGTTTTCACAACTATCGCTGGCGGCATTTTGAACTCATTATCCGCCAGTAGCATTTTATTCCACAATTCAGTCGCTGTGCCTTTCCAGGTCTCGTTGCCGCCTAAAAATTCATCTAGCGTGTACATAAATTGTTCGTCTTTGTCGGTGTTGCGGCTGTGGGCCTCGCCTTTGTTTTCCCAGCGGAACGTGTCCTCGTTGAAATACAAGTTGAACGAGTGGCTTTTCGTGCGGCGGTTGTTGATGTAGATTTTGGCGTTCGGCTCGTTTAGTTTGGGGCGTTCTAATATCCAGTTGCCGTCTGTGCCGCCTAGCAAACCGTTTGTGCCGCTCATTGAGTGCATCGGATTTTCGTGTGTGCCTTTGTTTGAGTGATGTACCAAGATGACCGAAATGTCGTATTTCTGTTGGATTTTGCGTAGGTTTCTGATGTCCGCTTTGTCGCCGTAATATGACATTTTGCTTGCCGCCTCGGTGTTGCGTATGTCGGCGAATGTGTCCACTATTACTAGCTTTGTCTGTGGGTGCAACTTGATTTTGCTCTCGAGATAGGTCAGAAACGCTACGTCCGAATCGACCAGCCCTGGTGCATCGAAATAGCAGTTGAAATTTGCGAGTTTCGGCAGGTCGTGTTTCATCAGTTGCAGACGCTCGCGAATGTCCGTCGGCTGGTCTTCCAGGGCAAAGTACAGCACTTCCCCTTTTTCTGTTTTGTGTCCCCAAAAATCCGTGCCTTGTGCAACGGAAGTCGCCATGTCTAGCACTAGCCACGATTTGCCTGTCTTGGGGCCTGCACCGAATAGGAAAACGCCACGTGCCAGGATATTGTCGATTGTGAATTTCCGCTTGATGTCGGGCAGTTTTATCAAGTCTTGGATATTCCAGCCGTCTGTGTCTAGGATTTGCGGTGTGAATTTTTTGAAATTTTTCGATAGCGTTTCAAAGTTGCCGCCGTCTTCGAGAAATTCTGTAATATCCTTGCTTTTTTCGTCTTGCCAGTCGAGGACGTGGACGGCGGTGGCGAATTTTGGTAGCGTTTCGCAAATTTTTTGTAAATGTAACTTGCCAGCTCGGTCATTGTCTGGTATAATGTAGATGTTAGCATTTTTAAGAGTTAGCGAGAACTCTTTTCGCCATTTCTCGCTCCCCATGGGGGCGGTCGTGGCGACAAAACCCTGTTTTATTAGGGTTTGGCAGTCCTTTTCTCCCTCCACGAGATATATGGGCTGCTTTTTTTGTATAGCAGCCGCTACCTGTTGGAGATTGTATAGAATTGGCGTTATTCCACGCAAATTCCACAGCCACGGTTTGCCGTCCTGTTGAGCGGTTGGGCTGGGGTTGGGTTGCCGCTGGCGGAATGTTTTTGGCTCGAGGCGGCAGACTTGGAAAATCAGCTTGCCTTTTAGGTCTCGGTAGTCGTATGTCGCTATTATGCGGTGTTTTTGTGGTTGTGGTTGCGATGGCTCGTTAAATAGGTCTTTCATTTCCAAGCCGACCGCCGCCGTGATGCTCTCTGATGTGCAACCTGCGAAACAGTGCAGTAGCGTTTTGTCATCTTTTTCCGTTACTGATAGGCTTGGTCTGTTGTCTTTGTGGGCTGGGCATTGTGCCATGTAATTGCCGTTTTTGCCGCTTACCTTGTTAAATCTGCTTAAAATCTCGTTTGTTGTCATTTTATTACCCTCCATTTTTTTAATTTTTGCATAAAAAATTTTAGCGGCTGGGTCGCTAGTCCAACCGCTATTATTTTCGCCTATTTATTTCTCGTGCGTGTTGCCTATGATTTTCAGCGACTTTTGCGGAAAAAATCCGAATACTAGGTCGCCGTCAATCTCACTTTGGAACGCCCATCCGTCATCGTGCCATATGACTAGGTACGTCTCCTTTTCGTTGTTGGTGGTCATCTCCACTCGGTCGTCCTCGAAAATCAGGTCGCCGTCTCGGTCGTGCCGCCCTGTGCATTGCCCTAGCGTGTTGGGGTCGATTTCGTATTTGAAATTTAGGGGGTCGTCGATGTCCGCCATGTAATACGCTCCTGTCGGTAGTTGTACCACCGCTCCTACTACCCAGCCGTTATTTTGCAGCATGGTTGGGCTTTTCCCTCTTGATAATAGCCTGTTTTTTAGCATTTTTTGCTCCTTTTCTAGTCCCTCGGGCGGATGGAATTCGCCCCTACGTTTTATCCGCTTTCTGGTTTTTCTGGGGGTGATCGTGGCGGGTGTGTGTCGATTATTCTTTTGTAGAAGTAGTCGGGCGATATTTTGCCGCGGATTATGGCGTGTTTGGGGAGTCCTGACGCTAGTAGCTCGTTGTTTAGGCTGCGGATTATGGCGTAGGCTTTGGTTTGTTTTACGCCTGTTATACGCATCACGTCCTCGACATCAAGGAATTTGTATTTTTTTAGGATTTCGTTGGTTAGCATAGTGGTCTCCTTTTTAATTTACTCCTAGATGGCTCATTCGGTTGCCTCCTTTTTGGTTGGGAGGTCGAAACTCCTCTCCTCTATGTGTCTATGCAAATCTAATTCTTTCATTTTCCAACCTTGTAAGATAAAGAAAAATTTTTCTTGATCTGCAATAGACAACTCATTGAACATTTTCGCCTTTTGTTCGACTAACTTTTTTGTTAAAATATCATACATATTTGACGCTCCTTTGTCTTTTTTTGGTACTCTAGTAACATTATACAATATAATTTTGTTACCGTCAACACTTTTTAAAAATTTTTTGAAATAATTTGTTATTGCAGTAACAATTTATTTTTGTTATAATAGTTATGTAACAAATATCTACAAAGGAGTGCGTATGAATCAGCGAATAAAACAAGTCCGTAAAGAATATGGACTAAATCAAAAAGAATTTGGGGAATCCTTGGGGGTAAAAAGAGAAGCACTAGCCAGCTATGAAACTGGCAGAGTAGTGCCGAATAACACGTTTGTGCAACTATTATGTACTCAATATTTAATCAATGAAAAATGGTTAAGAACTGGCGAGGGGTGCATGATGGCTGATAATAACGACTTTATAAAAGAGGTCGTAAATAAATATAACCTTAGTCAATATGCGGAAGAGTTGTTAATTATATATGCAAAATCTAACGGAAAAGAGCGAGAAATTTTCGACCGTCTTCTGGAAGATTTTATGTTAATCAACACACGAATGAGAGATAGCAGTAGCTAAAAGACTGGGCAAGAAACATCAAAATGTTTCGAAATTTTCAATTTCATAGGGGTCAAATTCTCGTGCAATCATTTTCATAATTTACTCCTTTCAAAAATTTCCCGTTTTTATGCTATGAATATTATTATAATATGCTTTGCAAAAAAAGTCAAACTTTTTTCAAAATTTTTTTGCAAAGCATATTTTTGTGTGATATAATGTATTTAGAGAGGAGATATGTTAATGAACGAACGCATAAAACAAATAAGAAAATCCCGTGGGCTAAAACAGCGTGAATTTGGCAACAGAATCGGCATTACCACTGGTTCAATTTCTAACATTGAAAAAGGCAAACGTAGCCCGTCGGAGCAAACAATTATGGCTATTTGCAAAGAATATAAGGTAAATATAAACTGGTTGAAAACAGGAGTAGGCGATATGTTTTTAACTGATGAAACAGAAGTAGTAAAGCAACTGGTTCAAAAATATTCGCTAAGCGATTTCGAGGAATCAATGTTGCAAATTTATATTGCTTTGCCAAAAGATACAAGGGATAGCATAATGCAATTTTTGCAAAATATCTCAAATATAGGCATTTCAAGTATATTGCCGCAACTAGATTAAAAAATTTTTTGGAGGCAATTTTTATGACAATAAGCGAAAGACTATTTGATTATATGGACAAAAATCGTATTACCCAAGCAGAATTGGCAAAAGGTACGGGCATAAACCCAGCAGTTATTAGTGATTGGCGTAGAAAAGGAACTAATCCATCTGCAAATAAAATTATAAGTATATGCCGTTTTTTGGAATTAAATACTGATTGGTTGCTTACGGGCGAAATAAGCCCATCGACCAACGAAACAGTCCAAATAAACAACGGAATCGCATTTAATAGAAATTCAAGTGTAACCATGCATCAGCCCCCCAAAAAAGAATTAACCAAGGAAAAAGAGGAAATATTAAATATTTACGACAAACTTAATTTAAAGGGGAGACATTCACTGTTGACGCTATTAATAAATTTAGAGCAGAACCCCGAGTATGCTGATGTGTAAAGCAAAGAGAGGAGGTGAAACGGTGGATTTTACAGAAATTCTAACCACGATTATAGCAACTATTGGCGGAATATTCACAATTTTCAAGATGAGGGAGTCGCACCTAGCATCGAAAAAAACCAAGTTGGAAATGCAGAAATTGCGGTTGGAAATACGCAAAATGAGGCGAGGGGAGTAATCCCCTCCGTCTTGCCTGTAAATCCGCTACTTTATGAGTACATTAAATTTAGCGTTAATAACAACTTTAGCAATATTACTTGTGATTTTGCTAATACAAAAATGCCGTGAAAAGATTTTGACGGTACAGAGGGATGCACTATTAAGGGAAAAAAGGGAGTTAGAGCAGAACCCCGAATATACAAAAAATGTGTAAAGGAGCAGATAAAAATAGACGACCACAGGAAAAAGATATTGGACGGGACGTATCCCACGAAAATCGACAACAAAAAGCAAAACGCCCATATACTAGGTAGCGATACCATTAAAAAGCGAGTGCGAGAGGGCTTAACAGCATTAAAAGCCAATCCCCCTAGAAATAGGATGCCCTCGTATTTATACAGTGAAATCGATCCGCAACAACTAGTAGACACCCACAAAGCAAGCGGCGTTCTCCGTATGCACCCCACATCAACCGCCTATCCACGAGAGAATGTGCGAGCGTTTGCACCTGTTGGGAAATATTTTGATATTTCCAGCAGGAGTTGGGTCGAGACGGATACTTTGACAATAGTTTATTCTAGCACGGGGGTGCATACGTACCCCATTGACCCCAATGAATACGGAGGATAACCATGACAGAGGGATATTTGGAACTTTTTTTAACTGAGAACAAAGGCAGAAGAGTGGAAATACATACAAAACGTATGGGAAATATTGGCGTTATGGCTTTTACAGGTATTTCGCAGGGACTCGAACAGGACTGTGGGGAAAATTTTGATGAATTTGGTTGGAGTTTTAGCGATGTGTTGGGGTTAGCTTATTCTAATACGTTTCTTACGTTCGGCGACATTGCTCGTGTCCGTCTAGTGGGTGCGACCGAATGGGCCTGGGAGTACGACCGTGCACAAGCCCCCGCCCGTGAGTTGGAACTGGCGGTGTGAAAAATTGCCAGTATACAAAGACGAAAAGCATGGAGGTTTTACCATGAAAGACACTTATATTTACCCTGCAATTCTCACATATTGCGATAACGGAATTGCCATTGAGTTTCCTGATGTGCCAGGTTGTTTTTCTTGTGCAGACACTACCGAAGAGGTCGCTAAAAATACAAAAGAGGCTTTGGGTTTGCATATGTGGAGCATTGAAAAAGACAGCGAAAAAATTCCGACACCTAGCGATATAAGGCAATTAAAATTAGAAGATGCACAAATTCCGCTACTGGTAGAGGTATTTATGCCGCCATTTAGGGAAAAATTAAATAACCGCTTTACAAAAAAAACGCTGTCTATACCGTTTTGGCTAAATGCAACCGCCGAAGCAAAAGGGGTAAATTTTTCAAAAACGCTACAACGTGCATTAAAGGAAGAGTTGCAGATTGCGGATTGACAACCGCCGTGAAACTAGCCGATAAAAATTAAGGGGTGTAGCAAATTGCCAGTATACAAAGACGAAAAGCGAGGCACTTGGTACGTCTCCTGTTATTACAAAGACTGGGAGGGCAACCGCAAGCTAAAGAAAAAGCGTGGTTTTGAGCGGCGAAAGGATGCGGTCAAATTTGAACGTGAATTTTTGGAGAAACAGGGCAAGTCTAGCAATATTACGTTTGAGGTGCTGTATGAGGCGTATACCGAGGATATGTCTAGTCGCCTACGCTTGACAACGCAAGAGTCAAAGACGGCAATAGCGAAAAATCATATATTGCCGTTTTTTGGCAATCTCACATTGGATGAAATAACGCCCATCCACGTGAGAAAGTGGCAGGCACGGATATTGGCAAAGCGTTACACAAACACGTATACAAATTTGGTAAACAGCCAGCTTGTGGCGGTGTTTAACTATGCGGTTAAATTTTACGGGTTAGCGGAAAGCCCGTGCAAAAATGCGGGTAGGATAGGCTCAAACAAGTCCGAGAGCATGAATTTTTACACACATGATGAGTTTTTGGAGTTTTTAGCGTGTGTGGAGAATGTGCCAGCGGCGGTTGGGTTTAAGATTTTGTTTTATATGGGGGTGCGGATTGGGGAGTTGTTGGCGTTGAGTGCGAGTGATTTTGATTTTGATGCGAACGTGCTGAAAATAACCAAAAATTATCAAGTTATCAAGGGCGAGGGCGGGATTTTCCCGCCAAAAACAAAGAAGTCTGTGCGAGAGATACCGATTCCGCAAGCGTTGATGGAGTCGGTTCAACAATATTTGTCCGATTTGCATTTATACTGGCAGCCAAGCGAGCGGATTTTCCCGTGTAGCAAGATGTATTTTACATATGCACGAGACAAGGCGGTAAAGGCGAGCGGGCTAAAGCACATACGATTACATGATTTTCGGCACAGCCACGCATCGCTGTTGATACAGCTGGGGTTGCCTGTTTTAGTGGTGTCCGAACGCCTAGGGCATGAGAACGTGAGTACCACGTTAAATGTCTACTCGCATCTGTATCCGAATTCGCGCATCGAGGCGGCGAATTTGATTGATGATTTGATTAAAAAAAGTGGGGAGTGATTTTTGCCGTGGCATTAATTTGGCATTAATATGGTCGGGAAACTGGCGAAATGGGTGTTTTTTTGGAAATTAAATGGCGGAAATATCAGTAAATGTAACTGGGTGTAATGGCGTGATAAGGTTGAATTATAGGTGATGAACAAACACAAGCCGATTCTAGCAAGCAATCCCGACAGCGAGCAGGCGGCAAACGATTTAAAAGAGGATATTAGCAGCACAATAACCGCCCTCAAAACCGTTTACACCAACGAGGATATTTCGGATGTATTGTATGACGAGATGCTCGATGCAACGGTCGCAATGGGAATGGGGCTTTTGAAGTATGTCGGGAAGAGGAATCCTGGTAGAAAGGGGCTTGAAAGTATGTTAGTACCAGTAAAAAAAGAATATGTGAGCCGTTCAGAGTTGATAGAAAGGCGCGGCATGGCAAAGGAGCGTGCGAAGCTTACGCCTGTTATTAGGGAGTTGAAGTTGGATAATAAGGTACTGGCAACCGACATTAAGACACTAACAACCGAAAACAAAACCCTACAAGAAGAACTAACCAAAGCATACGAAAAAATCAAGGCATGGGAGTCGCAACAATCGAAAAATTCTTAAATGGTGGTACTTTAGGAGGAGCTGAGGAAGATTTTAGTACCAGTAAAAAAGGAATATGTGAGCCGCACGAGCGGACTAGCGGTATAGCATGGCTAAAGGGCAGACTGAGATATAAAGTCTGCCCTTAATGAGTGCAAACGGGTTGTTTTCGGGTTCGGTGGCGGAGTTGTCCTCGCCGTCTCCGTCTCCGTCCTCGCCTTCTTTTAGGATAAATGTGCTACCTTTGTTTATCGCATTACTCTCCTCAAAACGCAATATAAAATCCATCAACGGAACTGTTTTTGCTCGTCATTTGCGTTCCTTGCACTCTACAGCTAAGGGCTCTTGATATGTGCCATGTCCTACTTGGTCATGATTTTCACCCCTTCCTTAAGTTATAGCTTTTTTCACTATAAGACCAACTGTTGGTTGGCTAGTCGTTTTTTTGTTGTTCAATCCACCACCAAGCATCCGTTAAAAATGCTTGATGTTCGGCTTGTTGGCGGATTTTTTCCTGTTCACGTATGAAAGTTTGCTCGGTAATGTAGATGTGAGCGGAGTTTGATTCGCTTGTTTCTATTGCTGTGATTATCGGAAAAATCAGGAATAGCAAAAACATCATTAGCATGAATACTAAAAATATTATTCTGCCTAGTATTTTATTGATTTGATTGGGCATTTTACGTCCCCTTTCTAAGCAATCCCTGCGAATGGATGGCTTTCGGTCTGCTCATGGAGCGAGTTGCGTTTTTCATGAATGTGCCTAGATGTTTATCTCGACATTTCGTCTCTTATTGATAACAATGTTGCCATTCACCCTTAACACGGTTATCGACCTGTTGCGTGAAAACGGGAATTTTTAATTTTTCGCTTGTTCCATTATCTCAAGTCAGTAAAATCGCTGTCAAGGGACACTTTTGTGGACATGGAATGAAATAAATTTGCAGACATAAGAATCGCCGAGAGCGAGTTGGTTGTTGCTTTTTTATTTTGGTCTTGGTAGGTTGTGGTGGTGAAGATTTTGGGATACGAAAATGATGATATTGCCGCCTGTTGTTAATGGGTTGTTGATTGAATTGTTGACACAAGGGTTTGAGGTGTGAGGTCAGGAAGGTTGACAAAAAGTTTTCACTGTGATATTATGTGTCTATATTTTAGATGTAGGCATTGAGGGAATAAGCCTCATGCTAGACAATATATAAGGGTTTTTCAAAAACCCCTTGGTTTTGACTAAAGGGAGTTAGGCGTATGAAAAAAATAGTGTTTCTGCTTGTGGTGATTTTGGTCGCCTGTGGCAGCGATAGCGAGCAATATGTGGAAAACATTGAACAACATTCCAATAATGCTGTAGAACAACAAGAGGATAGCAAACAATATGCACAAGATATACAAGATACCTACGTTCAAAGAATAGCCGAAAGATTCGCAAACCGAAACCAACTCACTCCCGAGGATTTTTTGTATGACCTTGAATTTTTAGCACGAACACTCGAAGAGAATTTCCCTTTTTTGGGGGTGGTGGAAAGGCGATTCGGAAACGAGCAGCCCCTAGCAGCCTTTATTCCAAATCGAACAGATTTTCTAACTAGTGCTAGTCTTGCAACACGCATAAACAATACATTTAGAAGTTTTGGAAATTTGGCACATTTGGATTTGAACCCCAATCATCATTGGCGAGTGGCTAGTGGTGGTAATCATAATTCATCAATTAGTACAGGTTCAAGGATAATCGAAGAGGGCAGAATCGCTTTAATAGTCATACCGACAGAATTTTTTGAATTTCCAGCACCACGCTCTCTATTTTCTCGGGTGCAAGAGGTGCAGAATTTTATCGGAGAAATTCAAGGATACGAGCATATTATTTTAGATTTAAGGCATATTGGCGGAGGTTTCATAAGAGAAGTCGTAGATACTTTTCTAAGACCAAATATACAGGAAACTCTGAAATTCCGAGAATTTGCTTTTATTATGGACGGGGAAATGGCATATCGAACTCATACAAATTTAGTTTCTAGGCCGCCTATCCTTGGCGGCAATCTATTTTTGCGTAATGTTCCAGAAATCCCTCTTGTACCTGCAAGAGAATTTGCGGAACAAAACAATCTTATAGACATGAACGCAGAGGATTTAGAAAATCTTGCCTATGGTTTTATACTCGAAACTCTAATAGACCCCATTGATAACAGCGTAAGTGCTATGCCGCGCAAATCTTTGTTTGCTGACAATATATGGCTTTTAATAGGATCTGGCAACTTTTCAGCGGCGGAGATATTTTCGCGGCTAGCAAAAGAGGCGGGATTTATTTTGGTTGGGCAAGAAGCTAACAATAGAAATAGCTGGGGGCGTGTCTATTTTTCGCTGCCCAGAACCGAAAATATTGTTTCCATGGATTTGTTTTATATAACCGACAACACAGGTCGCAATACGGAAGAATTCCCCGTAGAGCCGCATTATTTCAACCGCCCTGGCATGGATGCTTTGGGTACGGTGCTTGCCATTATCGCCGAGCGGAGTGAGTAGTGAAATTTTTCAAAAAATGTTGACAATAGATTTTTGCTGTGATACCATAGTATCTGTAAGGATTTGGCAACGGACTTTGGGCTGGATTCTTAAAAAAGGGGTTATTTAGGATTAGAAAAGCAGAAAAGGAGTTGTAATTATGAAAAAAACGCTATTATTGCTCGTATCCTTGCTCGCATTAGCTATTTTGGTAGCTTGTGGCGGAGATGTTGAGCCTGAAGATTGGGAAATAGGACTTGAAGTCGAAGACTACATCGAAGTTGTTGAGCAAAACATAGAGGATAGCGTTGAAAACACGATTCCAATTACTCAAGCAAACCGACTTACTTACGAAGATTTTTGGTATGACTTTGAGTTTCTTGTTCAGGTTTTAGGGGACAATTTCCCGTTTTTCGGAGTGATTGAGAGGCGTTATCGGCTTTCCAATCCTCTTGAGACGTTTAGGAATCATGGATTGCCTGATGATGCAGACACCTTACATTTGACTTTTCCAGGACGAATCAGAACTGGATTTAGAATGTTTGGCAACATAGCTCATTTGGATTTAAATCCTCCCCACCACTGGCGTTCAAGTCCATTATCTCATATGTCATACTACGCAGGTGGCACGTTGCCAATGTCTCGAGCCTTTAATCCGCCACTCCAAACATCTTCAAGAATCATTGAAGAGGGAAGAATCGCTCTAATAATGACACCACCAGAATTTTTTAACAATGAAAGAGTGCCGCCGCGAGCAATGCAAGAAACACAGGATTTCATCCGAGAAGTTCAAGGATATGAACACATCATCATAGATTTGAGACATATCGGCGGAGGCTGGATAACCAATTTTATAAACACCTTTATAAATCCAAATATATCTGAAACTCTATCTTTTTACGAATTTGCATTTATTACTGGTGGAGAGATAGCACAACGGACACATAGCAATTTGTACTTTGCTAGACCGAATAACCTAGATTTACTTTTTTTTCGTGATGTTGCTACATCCCTCGTACCAGCAGATTTGTTTGTTGAGCAACATAATCTCATAAATATGAACGCAGATGATTTAGAGAACCTTGATTATGGTTTCTTGCTTGAAACTTATATACGACCTGTGTCGGGCAGTTTGAGACTGCCACTATTAGCTGATAATATATGGCTTTTGATAGGTTCAGGTAATTGGTCTGCGGCTGAATTCGCTGGGCGATTAGCAAAAGAAGCGGGTTTTACTTTGGTTGGGCAACAGGCTAGTGGGCGTATTGGTTGGGCGGGAAGAAATTACTTTCCATTACCTAGAACTGAACACATTATCGGCATGGATCTTTTTTATATAACAGACGAAACAGGGCGTGCCATGGAAGAATTTCCTGTAGAGCCGCACTATTTTAACCGCCCTGGCATGGATGCTTTGGGTACGGTGCTTGCCATTATCGCCGAGCGGAGCGAATAGTGAAAAAATTTTGAGATTTTTTCAAAAAAGTGTTGACAAAACATTTTCGCTGTGATACTATGTACTTATAAGGATTTGGTAACGAACTTTGGATTGTTTGGGCTGGATTCTTAAAAATAAAAAGAGGTATTCATGTTTAGAAAGGAGTAAATTCATGAGGAAATTTACAAAGAGTTTGGCGAGTATGGCTTTAGCGTTGATACTGACGCTAGGCGTGGGCGGTTTTACCGCCTTTGCAAGTGAGGTAGGAACTGTAAGCGGAGGAGGGTACTTCGGAGCAACGAGTGAACATATCTTTCCTTGTAGCGGTAGTGGTGGCGATAGAAGACCACCCGAACCACAGCCTTGCGTTTGCGGAGGAGGCGATGGCATCAATCTTAGCCCGATTTGCGGGAACGGTTGATTGTAACGTAAATTTTAACGATATAATATGTGTGTTTTCGCCAAGGGACTTTAAAAGTCTCTTGGCGATTATTCAAATTAAATATTTTTTGCAGAAAAGGAGTTGGAATCATGAAAAAAGCACTATTATTGCTCGTACCCTTCACATTAGCTATTTTGGTGGCTTGTAATAGTGATGTTGAACTTGAGAATTGGCAAATAGAATTTGAGATAGAGCAAGAGTATATTGAAATTGTTGAGCAAAGCATAGATGATAACATAGATGCCCCGATTACTCAAGCAAACCGACTTACTTACGAAGATTTTCGGTATGACTTTGAGTTTCTTGCGCAGACTTTAGAGGACAATTTTCCGTTTTTCGGAGTAATTGAAAGACTTACGGGCGTTTCTAATCCTCTTGAGACGTTTAGAAATCATGGACTACCTGAGGATACAACTACCTTACATTTGACTTTTCAAGGACGAATTAGAAGTGGATTTAGAATGTTTGGTAACATAGCTC